AAGAGGATTAGGAGAGAAGAATGTTAGGATTCTTACAATGGGTTATAGGATGGATTCAAGTTATACCATGGTTAGTCATGGGTGCTTCAATCATAGCAGCGTTAACGCCTACTCCAGCAGATGATAAGTTAGTTGGGAAATTATATAAAATTCTTGACTGGTTTGCTATCAATGTTGGTAAAGCGAAACAAGACGCTAAGAATAGCTAAGGATAAGATATGAACATGCCTAGTGGACAATTTAGTGGGGATATGGATCGCAATGAAGTAGAAATAGACTTATCTAAGTTTATGGAAATGATTCAGGAAAACAATGACCTGAAACAAAAAATCTTTATGCTAGAAAATGAAGATAAAGTAAATCCGTGGCAAAAGTGGATGCACTTAGCCGCCGCAGTAGATAGCTGGAGGATATTTCCCCGAGCTTTTCTTAGTGTTTACATCTTCTTACTTTATTATGCGACTATGTGGTTTATGGATTTACCAGAACCCTCACTCGAGCAATCAGGACTTATTAGTATAATCGTGGGTGCTGGTGCCGCTTGGTTTGGTCTATATGCTGGAACAAGCAAATCAACACCAAACTCAAAAGATTAGTAAAATTTAATTCTTGACTTTTCCTTATAAATTTTATATAATATATGTTATGAAAAAGTTTAAAGACATTAAAAAAATCAAACCAGCCAAGAAAGACAAGGTCTGCCCCTACTGTAAAACTACAGAAAATGCAGATGGTCTTTGTGGCATTTATAAATGTTGGAAGTAAAGTATGAATTTATTTTACTTAGACGAGGATCTCGATAAGGCAGCACAGTATCATGTTGACAAACATATTGTTAAAATGCCACTGGAAGCTGCCCAGATTCTTTGTACAACAATCTATATTGACAAGTTTCTAGGGTATGTTCCTCGTGCGCTAAATGCAGACGAACGAGAAGTTCTGAACAAAGTAAAAGCTGAAATTAAGCATTTACCACTTGAGGAGCGACCCTTCCCCTACCTTCCAATGATGTACAATCATCCCTGCACAATCTGGGCAAGGGAGTCATTGGACAACCATGAGTGGGTTCATTGTTATGCAAATGCATTGAATGATGAATACTACTATAGATATGGCAAACTTCACAAATCTGTAGAAGAAGTAGTAAACAAACTACCTGAGCCAGTTCATCTTAAAAGAGTAGGATTTACTAAGTTCGGATTGGCAATGCCAGAGGAGCTTAGAGATTACGATAATCCTGTACAAAGCTACAGAGATTATTACCATTTGGACAAGGCAACCTTTGCCTCTTGGTCACACCGAGAAAAACCACATTGGTGGAACGAGGATTATGCCGACTATGAAAAAAGGATAACTCGTGTATAAATTTAACGAAGATTTAATACTGTCAAGATTACGACAGTACATAGACAATACATATAATCAACACTATGCTCAAGCAAAGACTCAAACTACAGAGATAGTATTTGAGAGTGGGCATGGAGAAGGTTTTTGTATTGGTAATATAATAAAATATGCACAGCGTTTTGGAAAGAAAGACGGCAAAAATGAAAAAGACTTATATAAAGTTATTCACTATGCAATTATTTTATTAGGCGCAATGCACGAAGAAGAATTAAAAGAATTAAATGACTATCATTTGGAGTTAAAAGATGGCAGTTAGAAAGAAAAGAGAAGAAAAACTCTCAGAAGCAAACATAAACAAAGTAATAGAACTACTCGCTGCAGAGAAACCTATTACAAAAAAAGAGGCGTGTGAGATATTACATATTGCATACAATACAACTCGTCTCAACAAGATCATAGCAGATCATCAAGAAACAATAGAATTTCGTGCTAAAAGAAAAGCACAAAACAAAGGCAAGGGCGTAACCGAAGCAGAGAAAGTCTCTATAGTAAAACATTACTTACAGGGGGCAAATGTATCTGACATTGCAAAAGCACTTTATCGTTCCCCTGCTTTTATTAAAGCCGTCATTGAACGGATGGGAGTACCACAAAAATTACCAGATACTGATTATCAAGGAATAAAAGAGTCTATGATTCCAGAACCTTGTGTAGCAGAGGAGTTTGAGGCAGGTGAAAGAGTGTGGTCAGCACGAGGCAATTGTATTGCTATAGTGCAAAAAGAAATTAATAGTACTCAAACAAACTATGAAGAAAAATATGGTAGTAAAATGTACCATATTTGGGAAATTCAAATGGCAGAGTGTGAATCGCCTTACTTCGGATTAGTACGCAACGCAGGGCATAATGCTACTCGACTCGCATACGATCTAGGAAGTTTAAAACACTTACAACAATATTTATGAAATACTTTATAGCTTTTTATATTTCTGCTTGGATAATATCACTTGCAAAATTATATTATCCTTCAATCAAGTTTTTAAAAGCAGTAGGAAGTGAAAGCGTATTAGTAAGAAATGAATTTTTAGGATGGATTGTTGCTGTCTCAGCATTTGGTGTAGGTACACTTTTGCTGTTTCCAATATCACTTTCAAATAGTGCTTCAAAACAATTCATAGTTGCATTTTGCGACAGAGCTTTGGAAAAATAATGGATAAGAAAGATAAACACTGGGACTATGATCCCGAAAAAGAAGGCTCATATTATGCGTCTGATAGACACTTAAAAGAAGATGGTCCAAAGTCTTATGACAAAGAACTAGACGACTAACATGGCATATAGTAAAGAAGTAGTAGATAGATTCGAAGGAGTATTAAATAGTCCTGAACAATTTTCAGTAGGAAGATTTGATCCCAACGATCCAACAGTAGCAACTGGAATGACGGGTGCGCCTGCTTGTGGAGATGTTATGAAACTACAACTAAGAGTAGATCCTGGCAGTCGTCGTATACTTGGTGTTAAGTTCAAAACTTATGGATGTGGAAGTGCAATCGCATCTTCTTCTATGTTTGTAGATATGCTACAAGGTATAACTCTTGACGAAGCATTAGAAATAAAAGACAAATAACTCTTGACGAAGCATTAGAAATAAAAGACAAAGATATAGCAGAAGCTTTACAATTGCCACCAATTAAACTACATTGTAGTGTGTTGGCAGAAGAAACAATCCAAGCCGCAGTCAAAGACTGGGAGGAGAAACACAAAAAATGATAGAATTTATTTTTACACTACCCACAACTATCGGGTTATTTTTACTTAACTTAGCTATTTGGGCGGCGTTAGGTTATTATGGCGTTGAGTGGGTAAAAGACAAACTAAAAGAGAAAGGATATTTATGAGTTATTTATTAAAAGCCCTAATCAAAAAGTTAGAAGGTGAAATCGCAGTTGCACTTGCAAATATTAGAGTGTATGAGAAGATGGCGGCTGGTATTGGAGAGCATCCAGATGTAGTAGAAGCTATCGAGACACAGATAGAAAAAGTCGCTGCAGCAGAAGAAAAGATTGAAATGATTATTAAGTACTTTTCAAAGTAGGAACTCTTTTTAGATACCAAAAAATACTTCTTGACAGATGGTTTCAAATTCGATATAATATAGTTATATTTAATTAAGGACATACATGAGTGATAGATTTTATACGCAACAGTACGACCGAACAGGTTGGAAACCCGTATGGAACAACACATGGATCCAAAACACACACAGGAGAAAAAGAATGGCTTGGACAGATGAATCTAAAGCAGAAGCAGTACAAATGTATCAGGATAGCGAACCCACCCCTGAAACATCAATGGAAGTAGTTAAGGAGATTGCAGATCACCTTGGCGAATCTCCAAACGGGGTTCGAATGATATTAACAAAAGCAGGCGTATATGTAAAGAAAACTCCAGCAGCTAAAGGTACAAGTGGTACATCAACAGGCGGCGGTAGAGTTTCTGTAGCAGATGCTCAAGCTAAACTTACTTCAGTTTTAGGTGATGCAGGTCAAGAAGTTGACGAAGCTATCGTATCTAAACTTACTGGTAAGGCAGCTGTATACTTTGCTAACGTTATTGAAAACCTAAACAAGTAGTTTAAAAAATAGTAGTTTACCAAGACAGTTTCGGCTGTCTTGGTTTTTTGCATCTTTTATTCATGACCTCGACAATTCAGCAATACAAAACAATTTTTGTTAGACTAAATTGGAGAAATAATGAAAAAAGAAGAGCTTAAGAAAAGACTCGAAGAAGTTGGAGATGCTGTAATTACTTACAGAAGTCAAAACTCCAGAAAATTAAAATATAATGTTTGCACAGCAGACTTTTCTACAGAATATATTCGTCAGAAAAGAAACAGAGCAAAAGAAAGTAATGGAACACTATTATTATTCTGTTGGGATACTGATTCCTATAGACTTTTAGTGCCTGAAAATGTTACGAGTATCGTACCTTTAAACCGAGTGATTAGGAATGATTGATTTATCCGCACCCTCAATGTACGAAAAAGTAATTCAGGAAACAGAGTACGAGCAAATTCGTTTAGTTGTTTCTACCTTTCGTGATGTCGAATATCTTTCCCTCCGAAAGTATTATTTAGATTTCGAAGAAGAATGGAAACCTACCAAAGAAGGTATAACAATGCCTATTGACTTTGACAATAGTAGAAATTTATTTGAAGGATTAGTTGAAATACTATCCCTAGCAGAAAGCAAAACCATTCTTGAGCAGGAATTTAAGGAAATACTCGATCAAATATACCTACCATAAAAATAATTCTTGACAAGTCCTTATAATTTTAGTATAATATACATATGAAAAATTTAGA